TGCTGGCATTGCCTACGAGTGTATCACAGACGAAGTAGAGGAGTTCGAGGGATGAAAGTTCGAGCCGTAATACTTATAGATATGGAATTACCCGTAGCAAATATAGAAGCAACTCGCCGTAAATTAACAGCCTACACGCGGGGCTTTGAGTTTGATGGCCATGTTACGGATAGAACGTGTAGTATATTAGACGAAATACCCCGTTACTCGTGCGGTAAGACACGGCACTGTATCCCTAGAAAGACCGCATACAATAAAACTACTAAAAAACTATCACCTGAATGGGGGAGCGTTTAGATGACCCAAGAAGAACTCGATGCAAGGGCAGCGTTGATTGCTGCGATGCAGCCAAAGACTTTTGAAGAGCGTTACGCTGAGATGTTAAAGGCAGCATCTATAGTAGAGAACGAACGCGCAAAGGCTAAGTGGGGTATGATCCCCACCAAAGTCCAAAGAGCAGCGTGGAATATGGGCGACCCTAAGGTACGAACAAATAAGACAGGACGGAGAGTAGGAGGTAAGTACGGATGACAAGACGTAAAACCCCACGGGTAGACCAAACCGAACGTAACGCCGCAATAGTGCGGCTGCGAGAACAGAAGGTTCCTTATAAAGTTATAGCTAGCGATCTAGGTATAACAGTAGGGGCTGTCAACGCAGTTGTACGGAAATGTTATGGGAACTTCCAGCTTAAGAGAGTAGGTACTCCTGACCCGTTTACCTACATAAATACTAGGGCTAAGACAGCGGGTAGCACCGCTGGTAAAGTATCCAGTATGTGCAGACTTATAGGCTTGGAGGGAGTTACGTGGCTTTGGAAAAATAAACCTAAAGACCTCACCTTCGCCGAATACCTTGGGGTCATAGTCAAGGATGTATACCTAGAAGAATCAGGAGAATAAAATGCCAATCATCACGTTGGACTTTGAAACCTATTACGACCAAGACTACTCGCTATCTAAGATGACAACCGAGTCATACATTCGTGACCCGCGCTTCGAAGTTATCGGTATCGCAGTCAGAGTAGACAATGAGCCAACCGAATGGTTCTCTGGAACGCATGAAGAAACTCGTGCGTTCCTATCTCGCTACGACTGGGCAAACTCTTTTGCCTTGGCACACAATACTATGTTTGACGGGGCGATCATGTCATGGCGTTTTGGTATTAAGCCAAAGGTCTGGTTAGATACATTGTGCATGGCCCGTGCGCTACATGGTGTCGAAGTAGGCGGGAGCCTCAAGGCGGTAGCTGAACGGTATGGTGTGGGTGAGAAAGGTACGGAAGTTGTTGCTGCTAAAGGTAAGCGCCGTGCCGATTTCACAGACGAGGAGCTGGCTCGCTATGCGTCTTACTGTGTCAACGATGTAAATCTAACACGGGATGTGTTTAACATAATGGGTGAAGGGTTCCCCAAGGGGGAGTTAAAACTTATTGACCTGACCCTGCGTATGTTCATTGACCCTGTGCTTGACTTAGACACTGGTCTCTTGGAAATGCACATCGAAAAGATTAAAGATTGGAAAGACCAACTACTACTAGACGCAAAGATTACTGATAAGAAAGATTTGATGAGTAACCCGAAGTTTGCAGAGTTACTTAAAGGGTTTGATGTTGTTCCCCCTATGAAGATCAGCGCTACTACAGGTAAGGAAACATATGCGTTCGCTAAGTCGGACGAAGGGTTTAAAGCGTTAGCCGAGGACGATGATATTCGTGTGCAAGCCCTAGTAGCTGCACGTTTGGGTAATAAGAGTACCCTAGAAGAAACACGCACGCAGCGGTTCATCGACATATCCAAGCGGGGTCTATTACCCGTCCCTATTCGTTACTACGCGGCCCACACAGGACGTTGGGGTGGTGACGATAAGATCAACCTACAAAATCTACCAAGCCGTGGGCCTAACGCCAAGGCGCTTAAACGTGCCATCATTGCACCCGAAGGACAGATGATCGTAGAGGCTGACTCTGCACAGATCGAGGCTAGGGTATTAGCATGGTTAGCCGAACAGGAAGACCTTGTTAGTGCGTTCACTAACAGAGAAGACGTTTACAAAAAGATGGCGGCTAAGATCTACAACGTACCCGAAGATGCGGTGACTAAAGAACAACGCTTTGTCGGTAAGACTACGATCCTTGGCGCTGGTTACGGTATGGGCGCTGCCAAGTTTCAAGCACAACTCAAGACCTTTGGTGCTGATATTGAGGCTATCGAGGCACAGCGTATCATCGGTATTTATCGCGGCGCGAACCACATGATTAGTAAGTTGTGGAAGGACGCGAACAACTCAATCAAGTATATGGCAAGTGGAAATCGGCTACAGTTTGGGCGTTACGGAGTTCTTGAAGTTGTGGCTGGGGGAGTTAGATTACCCTCTGGTTTGATTATGAGATACGACGACCTACGTGGTGAGCAATCTGCACAAGGTGTTGAGTACAGCTACAAGACTAGGCGTGGCCGAACCCGCATCTATGGTGGGAAGGTTATAGAGAATGTGTGCCAAGGCATCGCACGTTGTATAATCGGCGAACAAATGCTGCTTATTGCAAAGCGGTACAAAGTAGTGTTGACTGTACACGATTCTATTGCTTGCTGTGTTCCCTACTACGAAGTCGATGATTGCAAGGCTTACGTCGAAGAATGTATGCGATGGACGCCCGAATGGGCCAAGGGCCTACCTGTAGATTGCGAAGCAGGTATAGGCAAAAATTATGGAGATACAGAATGAGTGGTCGGCCAGAATTTATTCCCACGGAAATATTTAGGCAGTACATAAAACCTATGCGAATGAACAAATATTTTCGCGTAGATGGTATAATGCCCTCCAGTTTTATAGCTAGACATAATCTACAAGGTACACCTATAAAATCTATGGGGGGCCTATACAGGCCAATAGACATAGTCGCTAGAGCTAGGGCGCTGACCTCACCTATAGAGCGTACTATAGAAGAAGAAATACAGTACTCAATAGCGGAGTCTAAAGCTAAACTATCTCGTATAAAACAAGAGCTCGAATATCTCACACAAAAACGGGACAGTATTAAGCATACACATTGCATAGATGAGGTTAGTCGGGAACTAACTGGCGGGGATATGCTTATAGAGCAAGAAATTATTGCTTATAAAACTGCGTATAACGCTGCGTGTGGGGTATATTTTCTTATAGAAAACGATAGGGTTGTTTACGTTGGGCAATCCATTAATGTATACACCCGCATATATACACATATGAAAGACAGGCAAAGACAATTTGATTCTTATACCTATATCCCATGCGAAGCTGATGAATTAGATATTCTTGAAAGTCTCTACATCCATTCCTTAGCCCCGCTACTACAAGGCCGTAGTACCCACGGTAACCTATCTGCACCCTATAGTCTTAGGCAGATAGTCGAAATGGGTAAGCGGAAAAAATATATGAGAGATGATTGGAAAAACTATGAGTGTAGCGCCGTGGTCGTTTAGTAGGATAAAGGCGTTCGAGCAATGCCCCAAACAGTTCTACCATGAGAAGATACTAAAGCTCTACCCTGTGCAAGAAACCGAAGCTATGCGCTACGGTACTGATTTCCATAAAGCCTGTGAAGACTTTATTGGTGAGGGTAAGCCGATCCCTGAGAAGTATTCATTCATCCAAGCTATACTTGACAGGTTTGCTGCAATGGAAGGTGACAAGATATGCGAACTCAAGATGGGCTTGACCGCTGATCTAGAGGCTTGCACGTTCTTTGCCGATGACGTTTGGTTCCGTGGTATTGCTGACTTACTAATCGTTAATAACGAAACTGCTACGGTGGTAGACTATAAGACAGGTAAGTCATCTAAGTACGCCGATAAGGGCCAGTTAGAACTTATGGCGCTAGCGGTGTTTAAACACTTCCCGAAAGTGAAGAAGGTTAAAGCTGGCCTACTGTTTGTTGTATGCAACGATCTGGTTAAGGACACATACCAAGTCGAGAACTCCCCTGCACTGTGGGAGAAATGGCTGGGTAAGTACGCCCGTATGGAGAAGGCTGCTGAGAACGATGTGTGGAACGCACACCCATCAGGGCTTTGTAGAAGGCATTGTAATGTGGTAGAATGTGCGCACAACGGAAGGAACGTATAATGGCGTATACTAAATCACCTCGGCCCTATAAACGTGAATACGAATTACAGAAAGCTCGTGGGGAACATGAGAACCGTATGGAGCGCCAACGTGCTAGACGTGCCCTAGATAAGAAAGGTGTATCACGTACTGGTAAAGATGTTAGCCACGTTAAGGCACTAGCCAAAGGTGGTAATAATAAAGATGGATATAAATTAGAAAGCCCCGCTAAGAACCGTGCGAGAAACGGTCATAAAAAAGGCGAGCAGAAATAATATGTTAGGGTAAGCCCTAACACTACACGGAGAAACAAATGCAGATAATTTCTGGCGGTAAGGCGTTGCTACTTAAGCTACGCAACCCTAAACAGGTAACTACTATAATCCCTAAGAGCAAAGAGATTGACGCTAACCAAGTTGTAGTAAACTGGGGCGTAGAAGAAGCACAAGCTCTTAAGAAGATAAATATTAAAGTGCCATCACCTATTGAAGGGCGCTACGCTTGGACAGGACAGTTCAAGCCAATGGAACACCAGAAAACTACATCAGCTTTCTTGACGATGAATAAACGTGCCTTCTGCTTTAACGAGCAAGGTACTGGGAAAACTGCGTCAGCTATCTGGGCTGCTGACTTCCTAATGAAGCAGGGGTTAGTTAAACGTGCGTTAGTTATCTGCCCTCTATCTATTATGGATTCAGCTTGGCGGGGTGACATGTTTAGCTTCGCGATGCACCGCACGGTTGCAGTTGCACATGGGTCAGCTGAGAGGCGTAAGAAGATCCTCGCCGAAGGCACTGACTTTGTAATCATTAACTACGATGGTGTTGAGGTTGTGTACGATGAAGTCGCTAAAGGTGGCTTTGATCTGATTATTATTGATGAAGCAACACACTACAAAAACGTACAGACTACGCGGTGGAAGACATTAAATAAACTGATAGGCCCTAATACTTGGCTGTGGTTAATGACAGGTACTCCCGCTGCGCAAGGCCCACTAGACGCGTATGGCCTAGCAAAACTTGTTAACCCCACTGCAGTCCCAAAGTTCTATGGATCATTTCGAGATCAAGTGATGTATAGGGTCACACAGTTTAAATGGGCACCGAAGGAAACAGCTACACAAACCGTGTTCGCTGCACTACAACCTGCGATTCGGTTCACCAAGGATGAGTGTTTAGATCTACCCGATCTTGTATATACAAAACGAGAAGTTGCGCTGACCAAGCAACAACTAAAATATTACAACCAACTTAAGAGCCGTATGATTATGGAGCTACAGGATTCGGAAGTTACGGCAGTTAACGCTGCGGTGATGATGAACAAACTGCTGCAGATATCTGCGGGTGCCGTATACACCGATGATGGGGATTCGTTAGAGTTTGACATAAGCAATCGGTACAACGTGCTTAAGGAAGTAATAGATGAGAGCAGCCAGAAGGTTCTTATCTTCGTTCCGTTTAAACACACCATTAACATATTAGTAGCTAAACTACGTAAGGACGGTGTGACTACGGAAGTAATTAGAGGTGATGTTCCTGCGTCTAAGCGGACTGACATATTTAAACGTTTTCAAGAACAACCTGACCCTAGGGTGCTGGTCATCCAACCTCAATCTGCTGCGCACGGCGTCACACTTACTGCGGCCAATACGATTGTATGGTGGGCACCTACACCATCACTAGAAACTTACGCACAGGCTAATGCACGGATTCATAGGTCAGGACAAAAACATAAATGCACTATCGTCCAGCTTGCGGGTTCCCCCGCTGAAAAGCGCGTGTACAAATTATTAGATGAAAAAATTGATGTCCACACAAAAGTAATAGATTTATACAAAGATCTACTTGACTAGGGCATTTAATACTATTATAACTTAAATCTCGATAGCATAAGGAGAGCGCTATGAGCGATGTTAGCGAAATATCTTTGGATAAATTGACAAGGGCATACATTAAAATACGCGATGCCCGAGCAGAATTAACTACAGCGTATAAAGCTAAAGACGAAGATCTTGTTGGGCAGATGGACGCTATCAAACGTGCGCTGCTGGACCACTGCAAGGAACATGGCGTCGATAGCGTTAGAACTTCAGAGGGTATGTTTTACCGCACGGTTAAGACCCGTTACTGGACGAGCGATTGGGAAAGTATGAACCAGTTTATTATGGATCATGTGGTACCTGAGTTCTACGAGAAACGACTTAACCAGACTGTGATGAAACAATTCCTTGAAGAAAACCCCCACCTCATGCCGCCCGGTCTAAACGTAGATTCGGAGTACATGGTTTCTGTAAGGAAGAAGTGATGACTGAGAAGTTTATCCCTATTGAAGATGTGGCCGATCATTTTTCGGTATCCATATCTACGGTCCGTGTGTGGATTACCAAGGGTATTATACCCGAGTCTGCATACATAAAACTAGGCTACGTGTATCGGTTTAAGCTGAACGAAGTAGTCGAAGCCTTAATTGCTGCAACTAAAGAAGAAAATGGAGAGACTCAAAATGGCTGATATGACATTATTTAACGGAAACAGCATGGTCAGTAGTGACCTGTTTAAATCCCTACAAGGGATGAACGACAACTTGACTGGCGGTTCTGCCAGCACTACGCGCCGTATTAGTATCAAAGGCGGACGTTTCCGCATGATGGTTAATGGCGAACAAGTTTCGGTAAGCAAGTCAAACGAACTTAACGTAGTGATCGTTAACGCTGCAAAGATTTCTCGTACCTACTACGGCGGTGCATACGACCCAGAGAAAACTACGGCACCAACTTGCTGGTCTGCAGACACACAAAAACCTGCACCAGAAGTTGACCCAGAAAACCGTCAAGCTACAACGTGTGCCACCTGCCCAATGAACATTAAGGGTTCGGGCCAAGGCGATAGCCGTGCTTGCCGTTTCTCACAGCGCTTGGCTATTACTCTAGAAGGTAAACCAGACGAGGTGTATCAACTACAGCTTCCAGCGACCTCAATCTTTGGCGAGGCCAAAGGAAACAACATGGGTATGCAAGCCTATGCACGGTTCCTACAAGCACATAACACACCACACATTGCGGTTGTTACAGAGATGCGCTTCGACGAGAACAGCGAAACACCGAAACTACATTTCAAGCCTATCCGTGGTTTGGAAGAAGCAGAGTTGCTTGCTGCTGTAGCTGCCCGTGATAGTGAAGACGCTAAGAAGGCAGTGACTATGACGGTTTCAAAAGCTGCTTCGAAGTTTGACGGAGCTGTCAAGCCAAAGGCTATCTCTGAAATGCCAAAAGATACGATTGACATCGTCGATTCTACAGACGAGATTGAAGAACCCAAGAAAGTCGCTAAGAAGGCTACGCCAGAGGGGAAACCTGCGGCTAACCTAGACGCCATTGTCAGCGGTTGGGACGACGAATAAAAAACAATACGCCACGGCTGGATAGCTAGCCGTGGCAACCCTTTAAAAAATGAGTGGCGGATATGGAAACATCAAGATTTCTATCCCGCGTCCTAGGCGAAGAAGGCTTCTACTGCGTGTTCGCATCCCGTTCGAAGGATGATCGCAGGGTTCAGAAGTTTTATGATTCTTTAGACGCGGTAATCAGTGCAGCAGCTAATTTCGATTCCGAAGGTTATGATGCGTACTTTGCATTAGCTACATTTGCGGAGCCTAATTCCCGTAAGGTAGATAACGCGATGCAGATGCGTTCTTTCTTTCTCGACCTAGACTGCGGACCATCAAAAGATTTTCCCACACAAGCTGATGCGGTTTCGGCGTTGCGTAAATTTTGTAAGGACACAGGATTACCTCGTCCTATCATGGTAAACTCTGGCCGTGGCGTTCATGTGTATTGGGCGTTGACAGAACCTGTTAATGCAAGTGTGTGGGTATCTGCCGCCGAGCGGCTTAAAGCGCTATGCGCTAAACACAAATTTGCTGCTGACCCTGCTGTAACTGCTGACATAGCAAGGGTTTTGCGGGTACCGACTACACATAACTACAAGAGTGACCCACCTAGTCCTGTTAGTTTGTTTGGTGTAGACCAACCTGAACCTGTAGACTTTACCTCATTCGTATCGCTTTTTGGTATGGATTTGATGCCAGTTTCAAGAAAATACATACCCGCTGATATTAACGCTACGCAAGCTGCGTTGGCGGGGAACCGTGATAGTAAGTTCAAAGACATTATTCTAAAGACTCAAGAAGGCCGTGGTTGCGCACAGATACTTGAGATGCTTACGAACCCTGCTACTACCCCCGAACCACTATGGAGAGCAGGATTATCTATCGCTAAGTTTTGTTCCGATGGGACTAAGGCTGCGTATCTTATGTCCGAGGGGCACCCCGAGTTCAACGAAGAAGATATGTACCAGAAGATGGAAGCCGTTAAGGGGCCGTATCTTTGCAACCGCTTCAACGAGTATAGGCCCGGAATATGTGATAGCTGCCCTAACTTCGGTAAGATCAAGTCCCCAATTAACTTGGGTAGCTACATCAAAGAAGCTACCGATGAGGACAACCTAGTAGTTGATAAAATAGGGTCACCGCCGCCAGAATTGTTTGCGGCTGCACAAGTTGAAGAAGAAAATCTAACGCTGCCACACATAGGCAAGAAAGTTTACACGATACCAAAGTACCCTACGCCCTACTTCCGTGGAGCTACAGGTGGGGTATACCTACGCAAACGGGATGAGAACGGCGACCCAGATGATCGCTGCATATACCACAATGACATCTACATATTTAAACGCATACTTGATCCCGAAGCGGGTGAGTCTGCAGTGTTCCGTTTGCACTTACCAAAAGATGGGGTACGGGAATTTACAATGTCCCTAGCCGCCATTACCTCTAGAGATGAGTTCCGCAAGAATATGTCCATACAGGGCATAGCGGTTAAAAATATGGATGATCTTATGTCGTATTCACTACAATGGATTAACGAACTACAGGCTGCAGGTTCTGCTGATTTAGCGCACCGTCAGTTTGGTTGGGCAGATGAGGAGTTTGATTCGTTTATTCTAGGCGAGCAGAAGATTAGAAAAGACAGCATCGAGTTCAATCCCCCATCTGTAAGCACTCTGGCTATGTTTGATAACATGAAACCAAAGGGTACGTTGGACGGGTGGAAAGAAGTTATGAGCTTCTATAACCGGCCCGGATTCGAAGCACACCAATTCGTAGTAGGCACAGCTTTCGGTTCTCCCCTTATGGCATTTACTGCTATCCACTGCGCGGCGTTGCACCTACACAGCAAAGATTCTGGGTTCGGTAAGACTACAGGTATGCTTGCTGCAATGTCCGTGTGGGGTAGCCCAGAAGGTCTAGTGCTTACGAAGGAAGATACCTTTAATGCGAAGATGAACCGCAGTGAAGTCTATCACAATATACCGCTATACATCGACGAGATTACCAACCTTAAGGGCGAACAGCTTTCAGATATGATCTACCAAATTACTACTGGTAAGCAGAGAGCGCGTATGTCTAGCGGTAGTAACGTCGAACGCTATAGGGGCCTTCCATGGAACTTGTTAGCTGTAACGACGGGCAACGCTAGCGTGATCGAAGCTATTAGCATAATTAAAGATTCGCCGAAAGCAGAGGCACAGAGGATACTTGAACTACGTATCGACCAAGTGTTTAAAGCGCCCGAAGATAAAGAATCCACCGATATGTTCTCGAAGGATATCTACAATAACTGGGGCCATGCAGGTATAGTGTACGTTCAATATATTATGAGCAACCTTGAGGAGTGTAAGGCGCTGGTGATTGAGGTTCAGAAACGTGTGGATAAAGCTGCTGGCTTGACTGCTCAAAACCGTTTCTGGTCTGCAATGGTTGCCACCGTTATAGCAGGGTTAATTATTGCTAAACGTGCGGGACTAGTAGACTACGATACTTCTAACTTGACCCAGTGGGCTGTTACTGAGCTTCTTGGAAGAAACCAACGTGTGTCTGCTGATATGACTATCCCTGTTAAGGAACTTGTGAACGACTATATTCACGAGAAGTGGCAGAACATTCTATGGATTAAAAGCACACAAGACTTACGTGGTTCACATAACAGTGGGCTAGATGATCTTGTTGTACCTGATGCCCAGCCAAAGGGTCAGCTAGTTGCACGGTTCGAAACCGACACCAAAAAGATCTACCTACTACCAAAACCGTTTAAGAAATGGTGCGGGGATCAACAGATAAATTTCACTGCTCTTGTGGAAGAAATGAAGTCTAAGCTTGGCGCAAAGAAGATGAAGATGCGGTTGAGTAAAGGTACGCACATGAACCTACCGCCTTCGGATGTTATCGCTGTAGATTGGACTATGGAAAAGGATCTGGTTGATGTCGGAGCTGTTGAGGCTTGATGATCTAAACCCAGACGGGGTGCGTATCACTGTAGATTGGAGCCAATTTGTTCCGGGATCGTCCGTGTTTGTACCTTGTTTAAACGTAGATAAGGCTGAGAGACAGCTTATGAAGCTTGCAGATCGGAAGAAATGGGACATAAAAGTACGTCTTCGGACCGAAATGGACAAAATAGGACTTCGAATTTGGAGAGTCGCATGATATCCTGCGATTGACAGAGGCACCGCCTGCCCACCTGTCGTTTCTCCTCTGACTGGCCCCGCTTCGGCGGGGTCTTTTTTATTTGTCGAACAATCTGAAGCCTTGGTTTATTTCCTTCTGGTGCTGCACAAGCTGATCGCGGAACATGGGGCTTAGAGTAATACCGTTGTGCATCTTCGCAGTAGTGCGTTGGTTCTGGGCTACAGACTTTTCAATTGTATCAGGGGAGATAACTCCTTTAGGGAAGCCTCTAGAAGTTACTTTCTCGTTGTACTTACGAATGGCGGCTAGTGCATCCTGTCTACCTTCCGAATCAGCAAACCGGATAGCCGCATAGTATTTACGTAGCACCCTAGTACGTTCAGTGCTTAACCCTTTATCAATACGGCTCAAGGTGCTGTTGATGTCCTGTTGACGGGACAGCTCTGCGGGAGCGAAACCAAATATTTGGGCCGCAATCTGCCCCGCTGACATATCGTCTAGGATAGCATCGCCACGGCGAGTTTTTGAAGAACCCCCCTCTGCTACAAACCTTGTCGATTTAAGTACGTTACGCACCGAAGCAGGCATCATATTCTCAAACCCTCGAACTGCATCACCTTCTTTACCAAGCACACCCCCAGCAAATTCGGTAAGGCCACTCTTAATTTGTGTAGCGGTACTCCATGCAGGGCCACCAATTAGTTGCGCGACAGTATCAGCATCCGATGGGTTTTGGTTGTATCGGTTCGAACGGAATAGTAGGTCGTTAAGTCCGATACGTGCCGACACATCTGCACCCGTCATGGCGGTGACACCGCCTTTAAATATACCTTCCCCTAGATACTTACGGGTAATCATGTCTGCATCGTCTTCTTCATCATCCAAGAACATATCCCAGATCATGCTGACCATGCTATAGATAGGCATACCACCAACACCAGCAAACATAGCGGCACTCATGTTAATCGCTGCAAGTTGACGGAACGCTGCCTTACGAACTGCAGGATCGGTTTCACTGCTAACAAGCTGCTTCGCAAGTTTAGCTTGCATATAGGTCATCTGTATGCCGTAGGTTTTAAACATCAAAGCAATACGTCCAAGACCAGACTGAGCGAAGCGGGGTGCCATAGCTAGTGTCGCGCCGCCAGTAGTTTCGGTGGTCTGGTAGATAGCCGATACGGCTGCTTTGTTTTGTTTTTCCGGTAGCGACATAGCTTGTTCTGCTGCTGTCGGATTTGTATTCATACGATCCATCTCTAGCATATAAGATGCTACAAGAGACACTTGGCGGTTTGAACGTTCGACTTGGTGGAACATAGCTCCCGACCACGCGTTTAACTTATCAAGAATACCCCGCGAACGGCCAACGTCTTCTGCACCCAGCGTATCATAGAACAATGAACGATTGAGCTGCCCTTGTGCCGAAGACATTTCGATAAGGGGCCGTAGCGATTCAAGTTCGGCTTTCTGTGCATCTGATAGCGGGATATCAGTACGCAACCGCATAGTCCCATCCTCGTTTAAAACGAAGTAGTTATCTATTGAAGGCATTGCCTTAACTTTTTCTGTAGTCCTACCTTGAAATTCTACAGGTAGATCAACGTTGCGGGTGAGCCCGCTGTTAGCAAATAGCCGATATGCTGCAGAAAGGGACGTTGCAGTTTTACCAAACCCATATTTACCGCCAAGGTACGGAGCTACAACGATAGGGATAGATGACAAGTTTACTACAGCAGATGAGGCGTTGAAGCCAAGAGTCCAAGCAAACGCTACACGGTTTGCCGCCTGCAGTCCTTGCTCTATCGAATTTATTGGGGGGCTAACAGCATAGTTTGCGCGGGCTACGAGTTCTTGCACAACGGCAATCTTTGTTTCATCTGCGCTCTGTTTGATCTGTTCTTGGATAGCGTCTGCTAGTCTACGCACGCGGTTACTGTATGCGTAACGCACACCTTGGCGACCAAGTGAGTAAGCTTTTGATCGGAACGCTTCGTGCGAATCCTCAATAAACCCTTTTGTACCTTTACGCCGTTGTAGAGCTTTAGCAAATGAACTTTCTGGTAATGCGTCGATAAACATTTTAGTAAGTTCTGCCTTAACCTTATTTTTAGTTTGTGGGTCTGTCCCTTTTAATTGGCGCTCTACCATGTCCAAGATATTTTTTATGAACATCGTGTCTGGCGTACGGCTTTTCTCAAAGATATCGACGCTGTTATATACGCTCATAATAGGCTGGCCGTCTTGAGCGAGTTGAATCCCTTCAATATCTTTTAAACGTGCCATCGCAGCCTTACGTGCGGACCTGCTCTGAAAAGTTTCTTTGACCGGCTCTGTAGTCTGTGTGTCTGGGTTAAACACGTTGTACTCAAGCCATAGATCGCCTTTACGTGCTAACGGGAAGTAAGGTTCAATACGACCTTTATCAAACAGTTTAGCCAGCAAGTTCTGCTTAAACTCCACACCAAGTTCTGGATTGTCATTACCAAGGATGAAGTCAAGTTTACCTTCAAGCGCTTTTTGCAGCTGCTCGTATTGTTTCTTATATGTATCCCGCATAAGCGCGTACAGATCTTGGCCGTCCTTACCGATAAATCTCCAATCCTTTTGCATATCGTAATATGCTTTTAAGCGCTCTGGGCTTTTCCCGTACTTAGTTTTAGCCTGCGCTTCAGTCAGAGACGGATCAGCTTGGTCTAACGTACTGTTTGTTACAACCTTATCGAAGGTCGTCTTGCGGTTCTTGTTCTTTTTGAGCCAGTTAGTCATTATTCTAAGTACAACGTCTACTTGTTGGTCGGAGCGTACCGCTGCCGATTCCATTGAACGGATAGATTCCTGCAGGTCGAACGCCCCTTGGATACCTACATGGTCAGCAATATCGGCTACGCCTTGCATCGGTAGAAGACCTAGACCTGTACGTTTAAGAACGTCTCCAGAGCTAGCAACAAAGTCAGCGCCATCACGACCGAACTGTTGACGGAAGGAACCATCAGGTGCAGGAAACGCGTTTTGTACTGAGTTCAGTGTAGCCATAACACGAGACACACCCTGTGGAGTAGACGCTAAACGTGGTAGTAGATCATCATACGTTAGACGGCCCGCAGGAGTTAGGATACGGTTAATCAGGGCGTCAACAACAGAAGATGCAGGTGACTCTGTTAATAGCGGTTTGGTTTCTCTACCCATGATACGGCGAACGATATTACCGAGGATCGTCATGAAGCGGTCTAGGCCAGTCAGCGGAGTATCAGGCACTTTAATACCTGCAAGCTCTCTACGTAGCTCCGTGTTGGACAAGGCTTCAGATACAAACTCTTCAACGTTTGTAATATTTGCAGTTATCTTATCTTTAACGTCTGCAAACAAGTTTTCTAGTTGTCTCGTTGCAGGGCTAGAGGGTAAGCGGAGTTCACGTAATGTTGCAGCGTGTACCATCTCATGCAGAACGGTTTCCGTAGTGATATCGAAACCACTGGAAATGCTAATCATGTTCTCTCTAGGATTGTAGTTACCCATTACACGCTGGCCAGCAGCATCAATTTCGGGTAATATTTGCACCCTAACATCCCCAACAACTTCGCTAAGACGTATAGCAATATCAGCCAAGCTAGGCTGTTGTGTGTTGACCGCAATAGCGCGTAGCGCTGCTTCCATATTTCCGTTTGCCAGTGCAGCATATACCGAGGGGTGAACGTTTTCTTCTACCGATTGAAGCGCTTTATACCGATTCGTACCCGAAAGGAACTTGGCCGCAGCTGCGTAGTCAGCAAGGATTTCTAATACTCTAGCATCATCTTTTCTAAGTTCTGCTGCATCAAGCCCCATACGTTCAGCGTAGTCACGGACTGCGTAGTCTATGCCGCTTTCACCAACTCTTTTTGGCGAGTCGTATATAACTCTGTTTACAGACGGAGCTTTAGTGTCAAATTTTCCAGACTCACGAGTTGTTGCAAGAGTTACAGGAGCATCACTACCCTTGTTAAGCGCGTTAGCAACAGCGGTATCTATAATCCTATTTGCTGTTTTTGCATCGTAGCTTTCAGCAGATATCTGCTCTTCAACATCGGAGAAGAGTTCTTCTTTAACGTTATCAATACGGCGGCGTCTTTGCGCTTTGTTCGCCTCTAGTTTAGGATCGCTTAAACGCTGTAGCTCTGCAAACCGCTGTTTGGCTTCGGGTGACAAATGTTTATTAATCCAGCGTGCAGCGGCGGTGGCTCTAGACCTGTTAGTGTCTTTAAAAAACGCAATTTCCCCAGCGGATAGATCGTTATTAGGTAATAATTTAGAGGTTTCTTCTTCTTTTTTACCTCTACTTTTCTCCTTGAGCTCTTTACTATCAGCCGCAATGTGCCAAAGCGCGTCTATCGGGCGGCGATACTTTTGGAAGTACGCCTTAGCTTTGTTAGCGTCCGTGGCCCGCTCTGTACCTTGAGCAGATTTTGCATTTAGAAGGTTAAAGATTTTGTCTTTGTCGCTAGAGTTTGTCGGGTCTACCGTAGTTATAGACGGGGGTGGCGTGTACATATCAAACGTAGCTTTTACGTCTTCAGGAAGTTTGCTGTAAAACTCCTCAAACTTACCATCAATTTGTGCTTGCCTAGCGGCATTAGCCGTTTCTTCTACCCGTGCGGCTACTCGTGCTACTTCCGCAGCTGTAACTGCTGTGCGTTCATTGCCACCCAACGGAGCATAAACTGTGTCCGATTCCATATACGCAGGAGCGTTTGGTTGCAGCGTAGCTTTATCCACGGGTTGAATTGTTCCGGGAACGAGCTGCCGTGCGGGTGTTGTTTCAGGCGCAAACTGTGTAGGTGCAGTAATTCCTGCCGCCCGTGCGGCCTCTGCTTGTTGCGCAGCCTGCTGATCTTGTGTAGCGCGAGCTGTTTCCCGTTCGGCTTGGTTCGCTTCTATTTGAGCGTTAGTAGCCGCACGTTGCGCCGTTGCCTGTTGAAAAGCTTCAGGTGTAGCAGGGGCACGAACAGGAGCAGGAGTAGGAGCAGGTTGTAGTTTTACCGCCGCTTCTTTTTCGGCAGCTACTTTTAAATCAGCAGCAACTTCT